CGGCTTCTTGAGCGTGATGCTAGAGGCGGTACCCGCTATGTCGAGATCCTGAAGAGCCATTTTGGCGTGACGTCGCCGGATTTTCGCCTTCAGCGCCCGGAATATCTCGGCGGCGGAAGCTCGCGAGTCGATTTCTCGACCGTGCCGCAGACTTCGGAGACGTCCGTTGATTCGCCGCAGGGTAACCTGGCGGCGTTTGGCACGGTTGCTGGTCGGAATCATGGGTTTACCAAGTCATTCGTGGAGCATGGCTATATCATCGGCCTGGTGAATGTCAGGGCCGATTTGACTTACCAGCGCCGTATTGATCGGCTTTGGAGCAGGTCCACGCGTTACGATTTCTACTGGCCCGTGTTCGCGAATTTGGGCGAGCAGGAAGTTCTGAACAAGGAGATTTTTGCGCAAGGCACCGCCGACGATGATTTGGTGTTCGGTTATCAGGAGCGTCATGCGGAATACAGATACAAGCCGAGTCAGATTACTGGCCTTTTTCGATCGAACCATCCGCAAAGTCTCGACGTTTGGCACCTGAGCCAGGATTTTTCGGCGCTGCCGGTTCTCAATCAGTCGTTCATTGAGTCGAACACGTCGGTTGACCGGGTGATTGCCGTGCCTGCCGAGCCGCATTTCCTCCTGGACAGCTATATCCAGATGCGGTGCGCTCGTCCGATGCCGGTGCAGAGTGTGCCCGGGCTTATTGATCATCTGTGAGGATAGAGCTATGGGTTTTTGGAGTACCGTTGGCGGTGCCGCGCTGATTTCTTCAGCGGGCTCGCTTTTTTCCGGTTCTAAGAACCGGGAGTTTGCGCGCTCGCAGCGTGATTATCAGGCCCGCCGTGAGGATACCGCGATTCAGCGTCGAGTGGCCGATATGCGCGCCGCTGGCATTAATCCCATCTTGGCCGTTCCTCATGGTGCGGCTTCAGCCGCTGGTATGCAGATGGGTTTGCAGCCCGACGTAGGTCAAGCGGCGGCGACTGGTATGCAGGCTGGCGCTCAAGCGGAGTTGTCGAGTGCGCAGGCGGCGCGTGAGTCGGCCCAGATCGATAAGATCTTTGAGGAGATCGAGAACCTTGGCGTGCAGAGACAGTTGACAAAGGAGCAGATCAATGTCGCGAAGGAGACTGCTGACCTCCTTGTTAACCAGGCTAGCACTGAGGTGCAGCGGGCTAGACATCTTGTTGCGCAGGGCGATTATGAGGAGGCCCGTGCTACTGTTGAGTCCGCTTATGCTCGCCTGGTGCGTGAGGATCCTAATATCGAGGTGTACAAGCGGCTCGGTCCGCTGAGCGGTACCTCGTATACGGTGACTGATGCGGCGGAGCGGGCTTTAGGAGCTGCTGTTGATGGTGTTCTCGGTGCGTTTGGTTCTTTGACCGTGCCGGAAGGTGCCCGGCACCGTAACCCTAGATCTCGGAGGTAATATGAAGATTCGCAAGTGGAGTGATCGCGAGAAGGTGTCTTACGAATGCCAGGGCGAGAGTTTGACGGAGCAGAGCCACCGCGATGCCTGTGATATAAACATGATGGTCGCCAGGGCGAGACGCACGGGAGTGATGCCTCAGAGCGTCGGAGAGCCGCGTTTTATGGATTGCCCGGCCATGACCTATCATGAGGCGCTAGAGACCGTGAGAGCGGCTGAGAGTTCGTTTATGGCGTTGCCTGCGAAGACGCGGAAGGCTTTTGAGAACAATCCCGGGCTTATGGTCGCGGCAATCGAGGCGTCGAAGGATGATCCGGCGCTGCATTCAGAGCTTGTTGAGCTCGGTATACTAGAGGAGGTGCGTAATGCCCCGACGAGGACGAGGACGAATGAGCCGGCGCAGCCGGTACAGCAGTCGACGCCGGCGGAGTCGACGGAGCCGCCGGTAGAGTGATTCTTGGCGATGTCGGACCAGTTGCTACTTGATGTAACTGGTCCGACTGACACCTGAGAAGAATTCTCAGTTGGAGGTTATGATGGATGAGATGCCAGCTTGGGCGCGTGACCTGGTTGTCACGCTGTTGAAGGCCTTGTTGTCCTGGTTGTATTCATGGTTTCCCGAGGAGGAACAGTAATGGCTAAGCGGTACAAGATGGACAGCAAGCGTAGCAAGCGGATGTTTCGTGAGACTGCGAGTCGGTCCCACAAATTCAATGCCGGCAGCCGGCCGGTGTGGATGCGTGGAGGCATCAGACTGTGAGATGCCTTGCTATCATCCGATCGCTGGGTTTCGCGCACCTGGCGGACAGGTAAAGTTTGCGACGGCTGGCGCGTATGTGGATCGCCCGATCAGTGTGCCGTGTGGTCAGTGCGTTGGTTGTCGCCTGGAGCGATCCAGGCAATGGGCGATGCGCCAGATGGATGAGGCTCAGATGCATGGAGAAAATTGTTTCGTGACGCTCACCTATGACCCGGAGAATTGCCCGGATGATTGGAGCTTGAAGAAGCGAGATCTTCAGTTGTTCCTGAAGCGGCTGCGCAAGGATGCGCGGTGCCGCGTGCGTTTCTACGGTTGCGGCGAATACGGTGAGCAGTATCTTCGCCCGCACTATCACGTGAATCTGTTTGGTTTGGATTTTCCAGACAAACGTTTGTTTTCGGTTCGCGATGGCAATCGGCTGTACACGTCAGAATGGTTGTTTCGGTTGTGGCCGTATGGCCATAGTTTGATTGGTGCGTTGACCTTCGACAGCGCGGCCTACGTGGCCCGGTACGTCATGAAGAAGGTGACCGGCCCGGCCGCCGAGGATGCCTACTGGAGAGGTGATCCGGAGACCGGCGAATGCTGGCGGGTGCAGCCGGAGTGGAACACTATGAGCCGGCGTCCAGGTATCGGGTATGCCTGGTATCAGAAGTACCGCTCGGATTGTTATCCGTCGGATGTTCGCCACGTGAACGGCCAGGCCTGTAAGCCGCCGAAATACTACGACAAGCAGTTGGCGATTGAAGATGAGGAAGTCTATAATGAGTTGAAAGCGCGGCGAATCAGACAGCAGAAGTTGAACGCCGCCGACAATACGCTTGACCGCCTGGCGGTCAAGGAGAAGGTGAAGAAAGCTGCAATCCGGCAGCTCAAACGGCAAGTGGAGTAACTGAGATGGAACATATCGGTGTTTATTCGGTGTATGACGCCAAGGCGCGAACCTACATCACGCCCTTTTTCTCGACCAATCATGATACTGCGACGCGGATCTTTGCCCATGCTGCCAATGATCCGGGCACGGACATTGGCCGATTCCCCAGCGACTACACGCTTTTTTGCCTTGGCCGCTGGTATGCCGAGACAGGCAGCCTCATCGAGTTTGAGGCCAAGGAGCCGCTGGGTTGTGCGATCGAGTTTGTGAGAGAGAGAGAGAGCGATTGAGGTCCACTGCCTTTGCCCGGTTCCCCGCCGGGCTTTTTTTTGCCTGGTGGAGCTACGATGCCGTCAGGCGTGTGCGTCGAGATTCTTTGAATCTGACACTGCCCGAAGGGCTTCTGTGTTGGAGGAGCGGAGCGACGACAGGAGACGCTACCACCACGCTGCCAAGAGCAGCGTGGTATGGCGGTTTCTGCTATCCTGCCACTGCAACTATCCTTCACTGCAGAACTGCCTTTTTCTTTTTCTTTTTTCCCTAATCTTGTGAACCTAGTGAGGATGTTATGGCTAAGAGTGTGATGCAGAACCGCTTTTCCCGTGCTCCCCAGGCTGAGATTCAGCGCTCAAGCTTCGATCGGACGCATGGCCACAAGACGACCATCGACGCCGATTATCTGTACCCGCTGCTTCTGGATGAGGTTCTCCCGGGCGACACGTTCAACGTCGATGCCTCGATCTTTGCCCGCCTGGCTACGCCGCTGCACCCGCTGATGGACAACATGTTCCTCGATACCTTCTTTTTCTTCGTCCCGTCCCGGCTCGTCTGGGACAACTGGCAGCGCTTCAACGGTGAGCAGACTGACCCGGGCGACTCGGTTGACTTCTTGGTCCCGACGCTGGCAGACAATGATGGTGGTTTCCCGCGAGGATCTCTGCATGATTATTTCGGCCTGCCCACCGAGGACGATATCCCGCCCGGGCAGGGCGCCACCGTTTCAGGCATCAATGCGCTGCCGTTTCGCTGCTACAACTTGATCTTCAACGAATGGTTTCGAGATCAGAACCTGATTGACTCCTTGCCCGTCGACCGTGGCGACGGCCCCGACACGACCGACTATCAGATCCAGCGCCGTGGCAAGCGCCATGACTATTTCACGTCGGCCCTGCCCTGGCCGCAGAAGGGCGAACAAGTGGTGTTGCCGCTTGGTGACCGCGCTCAAATCATTACCGATAAGGCTGTTAATGAGCCGGTTTCTGTTTTTTCGACGGCTGAGAGCGATTATCATTTGTTGAACGCTAGTGGTTCGCCGAATCAGGTGCGGATTTCTACTAATACGGGTACGTTTGAGGACTTGTTGTTTGCCGATCTGACGAGCGCGACAGCGGCGACCATCAATCAGCTCCGTGAATCTTTCCAGATCCAGCGCCTGTTAGAGCGCGACGCCCGCGGCGGTACCCGTTACACCGAGATCCTCAAGAGCCATTTCGGCGTGACGTCGCCGGATTTCCGGTTGCAGCGCCCCGAATACCTCGGTGGCGGTAGCTCGCGAGTGGATTTCAGCACGGTTCGCCAGACGTCGGAGACGTCGGCCGAGAGTCCGCAGGGCAACCTGGCGGCGTTCGGCACTGTGTCCGGTTCGCGTCATGGATTCACGAAGAGCTTCGTTGAGCATGGCTATGTCATCGGCCTGGTGAATGTCAGGGCCGATTTGACCTATCAGCGCCGGATTGATCGCATTTGGAGCCGGTCAACGCGTTATGACTTCTACTGGCCCGTGTTTGCGAACCTTGGTGAGCAAGAGGTGCTCAACAAGGAGATTCATGCGCAAGGTGTTGCCGCGGATGATGATGTTTTCGGCTATCAGGAGAGGCATGCCGAATACAGGTACAAGCCGAGCCAGATCACCGGTCTGTTCCGATCGAATCACCCGCAGAGTCTCGATGTTTGGCACTTGAGCCAGGATTTTGCGTCGCTGCCGGTGTTGAACCAAAGCTTCATTGAGAGCAATACGCCGGTCGATCGTGTGATTGCCGTGCCTTCGGAGCCGCATTTCATTTTGGATTCCTATATCCAGATGCGGTGTGCCCGTCCGATGCCGGTGCAGAGTGTGCCTGGCCTTATTGACCACCTGTAAGGAGTGAGTCATGGGATTTTTCACTACCGTCGGCGGTGCCGCGCTGATTTCTTCGGCTGGTTCGTTGTTGTCCGGCTCGAAGAACCGCGAGTTTGCGCGTTCGCAGCGTGATTATCAGGCCCGGCGTGAGGATACGGCCATACAGCGGCGCGCTGCTGATATGAAGGCCGCCGGCATCAACCCGCTTCTCGCGGTGCCGCAGGGTGCCCGTGTGGTCGACCCACGCCTCCTCCACCTTCTCGACCGTCCGAGCGTGCCCCTTGATCGCGGCACGTGCCGCATACCCCCCGTCGCAGTAGAAGCACCACCAATCGAAGGTCATCTCGGTGACCCGAAAGACCATCAGGCCATCTCGCCTCCGGGCCGGTTTCTCCCATCGGAACGAGCTGGTTCGCTTGGCTGCTTCCATCCGACGCATCGACTGCCCGACGTTCCTGCCGCCGTCCTTGACGGTGCCATCCGCCTTGCTGGGCTTGGCGCAATGGCGACATGCCACCTCGTCGGCTTCGAGCAGGGCGTCCCGCTGGGTGGGATTGAGGTCTCCTCCCGCCCAGTGTCCACACTCCAGCCGGACCTTCCATTTACTTGACACGCTGGTA